TACTCATTTATCCTCCACTTGATAAAACATATTATCAGAGTCCTCTGTTATCCAGCCTTTGTTTTCCACATTCCACCTAGAAGTTTGTACCTTATAATCAGGCCAATGTGATGAAGTAGTAAAACTAGGCACATTCCACAGAATGCGATTGTTAGGCATGATAGCGTAATTACCGTTATCAAGAGCCAGAACATGCCCGCACTTATGTTCATGAGGGATTTCAGAGTGTTCTGTATCCAAGATATTACTATCTGGATGCGCCCAGTCAATAGTAAATAAATATTCGCCATGAATAAATTTCTTTGATTTACTTAGATATTTGCATCTTTGACCTTTTAAAAAATCAAAAACAATAACGCTAGGATAATAACTAAATGAATTCCATAGCTGAAGATCGTCGAGATCTTGATGTTCCATCGGTGTGCTATACACATCACTGCCGACTCTTCTTTGAACAAAAGCAGAGATAGGAAGTCTCCAATATATTGCACCGTTGCTGAGTAAACAATGAAACAACGTCGCACGCCCGCTAATACTCCCCAAAGCAAATACCACGCAGTCTTCAGTTTCTCCTTGATGTTGTCGTAAGTCATATAAGTATTCTCTCCTTATCTTACAGTAGATTGGAGGTATATTTGCATTTAAATATGCCATAATCAACCATAAATATCTCCCCATGTTTCACCGCTTTCATAATCTACCTTGTTGGGGATTTCCAAAGGTACGGCGTTTTCCATTATTTTAACAATCTTCTTTGCTTGATCATCGTCTATAACAGAAATATCTAATTCATCATGTATTTGAATGTGTGGAACAATTCCTTCTTTATATAAATCTAACATTGCTTTCTTTGTCATATCTGCTGCAGATCCTTGTATTAATTTATTTAATGCTTTGTATGTAAAACATCTTTTAATTTTAGGATTAGCTTTTAATTTTTCTACATCTGCTTCAGGATATTTAGTTAACCAATTATCTATAAATTTTTGTGTAGCTTCTTCTTTTGTCATTGGGGTAGACATTACTCCCATTCTAAATTCATCTATCTCCCATTTATCAAATCTACATTTTCTTCCCAATAAAGTTTTAATGTAACCATTTGTATTTGCTAATCTTGATGTGTGTGACATTAATTCTTTTACGAAAGGTACATTGTCATGATACTGATTAAATAAATTTTCTGCTTCTGCTTTTGTAGACAAACCAAGTTCAGCTTGTAATTTAGCTTTACCCATTCCATAAAATAAACCTAGATTAATTGTTTTAGCTTGTGATCTAGATATACCGGCCATATCTGCAACTGTTTGGTGGAAGTCTACGTTATTATTATTAAATCTATCTACAATGTTTTCAACTGCTTCATCATTGCATATAGGTTCTTCTGTAGCTGCATAATGCACAACAAGTCTTGGTTCTTGTTGTGAATAGTCAAAACAACCCCATTTATGACCTTCTTCTGGTATAAATAATGATCTAATCATTGGTCCTAAATCTTTATTTCTTGCAGGTATTTGTTGTAAGTTTGGATTAGAATAACTAAATCTCCCTGTAACAGTTCCACCTGAGTCAGATCTAATTGGATTGATATCAGCATGAATACGACCTTTGTGTTCAAATCTTAAAATTGTATCAATAAAAGTTGTATGAGCTTTGTTTATTTCTCTTGCTTTTGCAATCATTTGGACTATAGGGTGTTTGTGTTCTTGTAAAAAATTCTTTGTGAAAGAAGGTGCTAATGATTTCTCGGTTCTTTCGTAGTGTAAACCTAATTTATCAAAAACTGTGGCAATTGATTTTGCAGCCCAAATTTGAGGGTCTATCCCTGTTTCTTGTTTTACTTTTAATAATAAGTCTTGCTCTTGTTTTGTTAATGTTTGTTTCAGGAGTTTTGCTTTCTCTACATCAACTCGGACTCCTTTAAATTTCATATCAATAAGACATGGAAATAAATCTGTTTCTAATTTAAGTATATTTTTTAGTTTTTGATTTTCGATTTCTCTACTCAATACTTTAAATAATTCTAATGTTAATTCAGCATCCTTTTCAGCATAAGATCCAACATACATCGCCGGAAGTTTATACATTTCAGATTTAGGATCTATTCCCCAGGACTGAGCTGCTTCATTCAATGCTGCTTCATTTTTTGTTTTACCTAAATAATCAAATGCAACACTATTTAATGAATACCATAATCTATTCTCATCAATTAATGATGCCATAACCATTGTATCTACAATCTCACCATTAATCTCGACGCCCGCCGCTCGAAGCCAGCATACGTCATACATTGCATTATGAAATAATTTAGTATTGGGTGCAGCGCAAACTTCTTTGATCCAATACATGACTTTATCTTTATCTATATTTCCACCGCCTTCATGAGCAATTGGATAATATGCGGACCATCCATCAACAGCGACAGCGATACCAACAATATTACCTTGTCCTCTAACAGCTCCGGATCCCATTGATTTAAGTTCTGGATCTTTAGTTTCTAAGTCAATAGCTACATGACTATAGCCTTTTAAACTTGGAAAATTATCTGGACAAATCCATTCTTTTTGAGCTTCAAACATTTATATAACCATCATTAAAAAACAATATATACACAACACTGTAAACAATCCTAAATCAAATACTGCCATTTTCTTTCCTTTCATTCTTTGTAATCTCTTTCCATTATCATTTCTATATAATGAATTGCTTTTAAAAGATCTTGCTTTTTACCTTTGTCTTGATGCCTGCAAATATATTTAATAGCGTTTCCTTCTGCAAACAGTATCTTATTTTCATTGATAAAGATAGAAGGTTGTATTTTATATTTTTTATAATGTTTGCCACCAATTTGTTTAAAAAACACATCATTACTCATATTGGGTCTCCTACGCTATAGTTATATTCTTCTGTTGGTTGCATGATATATAAGTTCTCCTTTGTTCTGGTTACACCTACAAAAAACAATCTGTGTTCTGGATCAGGATTTCTTCTTGCTGATTCGTATATGACTCTTTCTAAATCAGTAAACAAAACAACATTGTCGCATTCTTCACCTTTCACGCTGTGTATTGTAGATACTTTAATTCTTGGTTTATCAAAAAGATTATCTCCGTTTGCTATTAATGATTTCATATATAATTTACTTTCTTCTGGAATGTTTAACTGTTCCCAACTTCCAAATATTTCTAATCCATGATCCATTCTAAGATCATCAAGATCTACATAATTTACATTCTCTAATGATTTACCTTCTGAAAAACCTCTTTTAACATGTTTAAGTTTATAACTTAAATATTCATAAATTAATTTTGCTTCATCTCCACCAACAGAAGCTCCTTCATTTAATCTTACCCAAATTCTATAAGCTTCTAATAATTGATTTGGCAATAAGTCATTGATTTTACTATCAAATCTTAGGTTTAAAGAAGTTAAATAATCCCGTATTGGATATAACATTTTGTTAGTTCTAGCTAATATCATCCAGTTTCCTGAATTAAAATTTATGTTATCCATTGTTTGATTATAAAATACTTTACCTTCTGCATCTCTTGGTTTCCAATCTTTAACCATTCGATTGTTAATATGTTCTAAAATACTTAAAGCTTCTTTGTGAACTGCTCGAGGCACTCTTCTTGATTCTACTCTTGGATCTTTTTCACCTTGTAAATTTATAAATATATTTTCATCCGCACCCTGAAAAGTATATATGGTTTGATCGTCATCCCCTGCAATGTAAGATCTTTCACATTTTGATTCAATGTAAAAGAACATATCCCATTGCAGAGGATTCAGATCTTGTGCTTCATCTAGAAAGACAGCGTTGAGTGGGGGACACTTATCTTTCTCGACAAACTGTTTAATCATATCGGAATATTCAATCATTCCTGTTTGTTCTTTATATGATTTTAAATCGGCATCAATTTGTTCTGTTAACCATATATCAATAGAATGTTGCAAATCTAATTCTATGGCTGCATCAACAATAGGAATTTTTTTAGCTCTAGCATATTCAATAATTTTCATGTGGTGATTTTTATATTGAGGAATACCAGAATCATTTACATATGATTCAAAAGACATGTCTCTACATATTTGTGAAAAGTTTTTAAATGCTTTCCATTTAGAATCTTTTAACAATCGTGTATTTGTATCTATATTTAATTGTCTTGTGCCTAAAGAATGCATTGTAGATATGTAAGGAAAATTCTTTTTAATATCATAAGTTGGAAATAAATTTTCTATTCTTTTCTTAGCCTCAGTCGTTGCAGCATTACTAAATGTAATGTATGCAATTTTAATTGTAGGCGTTTTATATTCTTCTATTTCTTTTCTTAAATAGTGATTAGTCAAATGATATGTTTTACCTGTTCCAGGAGGCCCTGGAATAATTATTCTTTTCATACTAAACTAGATTCTTTCATTTTTGTTTGTCTTACATTTGGTTTATCTAATTTAATAGTTTCCATTTTCATTGTTCTAATAACTTTCTTTTCTATAAACACTCTATCTTCTTTTGCTCCAAACAATTCACTTAATAATCTTAATGTTTTTTGTTTTTGTAATGTCCAAGACTTTGATCTTTGTAGGTACTTCCAAAAATCTGAGAATTTAAAATAAGTGATATTATCTTCTGTAAAAGGTAAACCTCTCATTATATCAGTTAATTTTTTACCAGGAGCTTTGTTTATAAAGTCAGCCAATAAATCTTTTATTTGTACATCTACTTTTGCAGAATCAGGTGCATCTAATACTTGAAGCTTTTCAAATAATTTAACTAATTGTTTTCTCCATATAATTTTACCTAATGGAAGCATTGGCTTAGATATTTGATTCATACACGCCACTGAAAATTTTTCTGGATCATGTAATGTAACATCATCTACTTCAACACTATCACCATCTATATTAACAAAATATAATGGTGGATCTGATGGATATTTACTTATTCCTGTTATTTCTGGTGGTGGAACATCATCTCCAACCCCAAATTCTCTTTTAGAACATAATTTAGAATTACAAAAACTAACAATAGGTTCTAATTTACATTTATAACGATAATCTTTTTTACCTACAGATTCTATGGACCTAGTTATTTCTACATGTTGAAGTGGTGGTTTCATGTATTGTTCATTATAAACATACATCTTTGCTTGCCATTCATTTGGAAATCTTTTCTTTAAATAAACACCAATGTTATACATCATGTCATTTCTTCCGCCTTCTGGCATTCCATCTTTTAAAATTGTTTGTAAACAAGGCGGCGCACCTTTTAATAAATCATCTGTGTTATCTGTTTCAGAAATTTTTAAATTAAATAATTCTTTTTCAGTTAAAGAATATTGAACATAAAGTTTAAAAAAATCTTCTACCTTTAATGGTTCACCATTATCATCAAATGCAAATCTAACTGATTTATTACTTCCATGATAAGGAACATTTAAAAAACTTCCTGTGTCTCCTCGTTCAGCTCTAATGTAATCTTGTTTAGGAAATATTTCTGCTTTCGCATATCCTAATATTCCTGCAATCTTTTTTAATCTTTCTCTCATTAAACTTGCTGCCACAAATTCTTTTGTAAATAAAAATACATGAGCTCCACCTGATTTTGATCTAAATAAAATCATAGGAATATCTTTATCTCTAATTTTTTTAATGAAAGCTTTGTGGTCAAATGGATAAGTATCAATATCAATACATCCCCATTTACACTTATTATCTTCTCTAATTGGAACTATTCCTAATGCTGGCTCATCACCGTTTAAATGTGCTTGCCATAATAAATCAGTTACTGGTTTTTTTATTGTAAATGATTTAGCTTCGTGTTTACCGTTTTCAGAAAATTCTTCTGTAACTTTAGTTTGGCCGTAAGCTGTTTGCAGCCCAGCAAATATCTCTTTAAATCTTTCTAACATATTCCACTCGTATTTATTTGGGTGGTATTTCTACCACCCAAGAGGTTTGACTATTTTCCGTTAGCTAGTGATTGATAGAACTGTTTAGCTCTTTCATACACCGCTTGATCTTGCACAGGACCAACTTTTTGAATGTTGTACCCATACCATTGATTTCCTTTTCCGGAATTCAATACGGTATTTATCTTATAAATGTGGCTAAATGATGGTGGCGTATATACACCATTTTTTCCATCTAATGTGATGGACATCATCATAGCATTCCACTTTCTACTAATCTTACCTTGAGATGAACTCATAGATATTAAAGCAGATTCAGTGGTACCATTATCCAAGATTAAAACAAAATGCTGACCAACAGTTAAAATATAATTACCATTTGGTAATCTATCTTTACCCATTTGATCTTTAGTTGTTTTAGTCAATATATCCGAAGTATCTGGATAGATTTGTTCAGGTCTTCCTGATCCTGTTCCAAAGTCTGACCATTCTTGGTACTCCAGTCTATAATGGCATGGAATAACATCTATTCCTTTTGCACCATCATAAACTTTCTTTGTTACTGTGTTCAGTAACATTCCTGGCTCAGCACCTTGCACATAAGCTTGATTTCTCTTTTGTGCTTCAGCAGAACCATTTTGTAAAAGTTTCAAGATTGGTAAAGCTAAACTTCCTTGCTTTACATTCTCAAAACCTGCGTGCGCATCTTCTTCAAACATTATTGTTGAAGGTAGAGGTGCAGTTTTCTTTGTTGCTACTTGCTTCTCGTTTCTCGCTTCTTGCATCGATTATCTCCTTGTTATTTTTGTTTGGTTACCCGCAAACGTTTTAAATAGATCAGAGGGCATATCACGTCCAGATTCGATACGCTCTCTGACCACCGCTTTGAGTGTCTGGGCATGAACACCAACTTTCTGGACTGGTTCAAAACCCTGACCTCGTGCAAGGACAGCATATTTTGCCGCCTTGTTATCTTCGCCCTGACCAAAGGTAACAGTGATATCATTTTTAATAATATCACCTAAGCCATTGTTACGAAGCCATATAAAAGCTTGTTCCTGAACTTCAGGAATTATAGATGCGCTGTAAAAAGGTTTTACTTCTACAGACTCACCATCTTTGAGCTTTAATTTTGTAATGTGCATTTCCTGCATCATTGCAGGAATTTCAAATTGTGAAAGTATTCTAGCTTGTTCTTTTAATTTATTAATACTTTCTTCTGCGTTAGCAATCTCGTCTTCTAAATCTTTTAATTTTAAAACTTTATCTGATAAAGTTTTTGCTGCATCAATCTGAGTTACAGATTGTACTTGGTCTTGTTCAAAGTCTATCGTTGACATGGTTTTCTTCTTTCTGGTTTAAGTTAATTTCTAATGGATAATACATTCTTTCTTGTTTGTCCCATTTTAAAAGTTTATATACTCCATTAGTATAATCTGAAACTATGGAACATGCAATACCAATTATTGCAGGATCACCTGTAAGTAGCAAATAATCTGTTGGCCTATAATTTTTTAATAAAGATTTTAATTTAGCCACAACAGGACTTGTACTTAAAGTCACCTGTGCATTCTCTGGTAACAAAACTTTTAGTTTACCAAATTTAGACGCACCAATAATATTTATTTTAGGCATACCTATTCTGCTGCCTGGAACGTCTTGAATTACATAAACTATTTTGTCTTCCATATTTCTTGACAAGCTATACATCTTTTAGTATAGAGTTGTCAATAGAAAGAATTAAAAAATATATGCACTATAAATATAAGACTAAGCCTTTTGCGCATCAAACAAAAGCCTTAGAAATGTCATGGGATAAAAAAGTATTTGCATACTTTATGGAAATGGGAACTGGTAAATCTAAGGTTCTTATTGATAATATTGCTATGCTTTATAATAAAGGTCATATCAATGGTGCGCTAATTGTCGCACCTAAAGGTGTTTATAAGAACTGGTTTGACTCTGAAATACCTAATCATATGCCAGATTATATAGATAAGAAAATGGTATTATGGGAAGCGACTATTAATAAAACTAAAGAAAAAGAATTAAATACTTTATTTCAATCTAGCTTTGATCTTCATATTTTAATTATGAATGTTGAAGCATTCTCTACTAAAAAAGGAAAACAATTTGCAGAAAAATTTTTAAGTTGCCATAAAACTTTAATGGCAATAGATGAATCAACTACCATTAAAAATCCAGAAGCTATTAGAACTAAAACAATTATAGGTATTGGTCGTGATGTTAAATATAAAAGAATATTAACAGGATCGCCGGTAACTAAATCTCCATTAGATTTATTTACACAATGTTATTTTTTAGATCCATGGCTTTTAGATCATCAGTCTTATTATTCATGTAAAACTAGATATGCTATT